GGTGGGAGTTCGACACTGCCGATGGCGTTGGACCCATCACTCACTGGCGGGAAGAATATGCCCCCTGTTCCTGCCACTGTGCCATTTAATTCCATCCAGTAGAATGAAATAGCTTGACACTGGAACGCATTGAGCGTATTCATGCACATATTGAAAACGAAATAACGAATCGCTCATCCCCGGCAGACTACTGGAGATAAAAGCGCGGATAACGATGCTGACCCTCGACCAATGTGGGTGACGCAAAGGGAGCCTGCGACGAAGGAAAGTCGATAACTAAACCCCTTGCCAGTTGGTAGGTCTCCAAGATGACGGATTCATTCCGGTGCGGAGTAAAGCTGGTGCAGTTTTAACCGGAGGTAGCAGATGGGCAAAGAATCAAGGAAGCGCGGCACGTTTGAAGAGAGAAAGGACGCTGCCATGGAGCGGGACCGGCAGTCGAAGCTGGGGAAGCATCTCCGCGAGAACTTCTCGAGGAACCGGACGGCGTTCGCGGCTGCGGGTCGCGAGTCCGACCGTCAGGCGCTTGCCATGAGGGGCGACTACGGCACTATGGATGTCCTGCCCGACCTATGCATGAACGGCACGCCGGGACCGGCGATCTTGGTCGGCATGGACATGGGCGGCGAGGATCGCACCGTCATCTCGATCAGGGGCTGCGACGGACCCAAGGTTCTGATCGTTGACGACGAACCCCGCAGGCTGGGCGTCATTGGTCACCCCGGTCGCAGGTTCGGCCTGATAGCTGCCCTTGTGATGTCGATGATGGCAGGCGGCAGGCGCGGCGAATGATCAGGACCAACTACTACTACCCGCAGCAGATGCTGGATCGCCTTAAGTTGGCGAAGGCGAAATTGGACCTACCCGTCAGCGAGATCATCCGCAGGGCAGTTGAGATGTTTCTTAAGAATCTGGGGCTGTGACCCTCAACGAAGGAAAAGGAGCAGGCGGCATGGAAGTCAAGGAAGCACCCAAAGGCGGGATCAAGGGTCTGGCGCTCGGCAGGAAAGACCTCTTCATGATCGACCCCCGAGAACTGCAGGAAGAACCGGGGTGGAATCAGCGCGAAGAGGGTCCGGGGCTTGACGCTCACGTCCGGTGGCTGGCCGATTCGATCAAGGAGAATGGTGTACAGGAGCCGATCACGGTTTACCTGAAGGATGGTCTGCCCTTCATCACGAACGGTCACTGCAGGCAGCGTGCGGCTCTTCTGGCGATATCTGAGGGCGCTGACATCAAGGCTGTTCCGGTGCGGGTCGAGGAGCGCGGCACCAACGACGCCGACCGCATCGTCTCGATGATCACCCGGAACGGCGGCAAGGAGTTCACCTCGCTGGAGAAGGCGAAGGTCGTGAAACTCTTGCTGGGGTACGGGCTGACAGTCGCGGAGATCTCCAAGAAGACCAGTTTCAGCCACACCACGGTCGGGGATCTGCTCCGTCTCTGCGAGGCACCGCAGGCAGTCGTGGAGATGATCCGCAATGGGGATGTGTCTCCCACCATGGCGACCGACGTTCTCCGCAAGGAAGGAGCTATCGAGGGTGCCAAGACCCTGACCGAGGCAGTCGTAGTTGCCAAGTCCGAGGGCAAGAAGAAGGCGACCGCCCAGCACCTCCCACAGAAACCTGCCAAGGAGCGTGCCTTCCTGCCGTCGTGGGTTCTCTATTCCATGGGTCTGGGCCTGAAACCGTCTGTCGAGATCGAGGGTGCCTACGGGGTCGAGTCGTTGGCTAACACCGAGTTCAAAAGGCTGCGCGATTTGGGCGCGGGTGTCCGTGCGTTCTACCTCGTTGAAACCACTTTCATCCCGGCAGCAAAAGACGCCAAGGCGTGAAGCCGATAACGATCAAGGTCTGCCGCCGAGAAGTGGAGGACAGCGGCATGACCTTGTCCCAGATCGCTCTCCAGAAGCTGAAAGAGGCTGGCGTGCCGATGGCGCAGACCGATCTCAGAATCTTTTGCCGACACGGAGTGCTTGAGGAAGGACGAGACAACTACTCTGGAGATGTATTTTACCACTGGACCCCACCGCGACCGTAAAAGGAGATTTACCATGAACAAAGCTGAACTGATCGAAGCAGTAGCAAAGTCCACAGGCGAGACGAAGGCGTCCACCGCCAAGATCGTTGACGCAGTTTTTGAGACCATCGCCGCAAGCTCGGAGGTGACCATCTACGGGTTCGGCAAGTTTGAACACGCCCTCCGCGCTGCCCGTAAGGGTCGCAACCCGCTGACCGGGAAGGAAATCGACATCCCGGCGAAGACCGCTTTCGTCTTCAAGGCCAGCAAGTCCCAGAAGAAGTAACGAGTTCCCGGCAACGGGCTTGTACCCCTATGCGGAGCGTCAAGCTCCGTAACGCTATGGGAATGGGTGATAGCGGGTAGAAAGAATGCGTACCCCGTGAGGTGGGCAGTAAGGATCGGGTATAGTCCTGATCGCGAGAATGCCCCTGACTTCCGGGAAAGACGGATGACCAGCCGGGAAAGTAGCGGCACTAAATTAACTGGAGGGAAATATGACCCGTTTCAAAAGGTTCCATCGTCTGTTTAAAGAGGTGTGCTGCGCGGCCAACAAGCTATCGGTATACACCCAGTACATCCTCGCCATCATCGCCACCATCGTGATGCTCTATAACGAGACCGTCTACCACGTCCGCTCTCCCTACACCTTCATCGCCGTTATCATCTGGACGCTCGCGGGTGAGGTCATCCGCTGCCGCAGGAAGCTGGGCTGGTACAGGGAGTTGGACGAGGATGGCGTATCGCAGGATGCCAGCCAAGCACTCTCCCCCGTTGGTCAGGGTGTGATTTCTGCAGACCGAGCGAGGGAAGCCGCCAACACGGTAATGCACAGGAGAAACCAGTGAAGGTCTCCCTGAATAACGGGGGGCTGGCTGACGGTCGATTCACTGATGCTGGTGGTCAGGTCTGGTCCGTCACCCGTCTCATCGAACACAGCAAGGGGCTTGTACCTTTCGATATGCCGCTGGCAGGCATCTGTATCAGTGAGCCGGTGTTCCGTGAATCCAAGACTGCCAGATCCATCGCAGAGCATGTCAAGCGGGTCAACGAGACCGACCTCCAGTACCCGATCCTGCTGGATCCTGACGGGTTCATCATGGACGGGTGGCACAGGGTAGTCAAGGCGCTGGTCGAGGGGCATGAAACTATCAAGGCGGTGCGCTTCCTGAAGCTCCCCTTCTGCGATTTCACTGAACCCAGCACATCGAGGTAGTAATGAACGCATCACAGAACTACTTGAACGAGTTCACCGACGCAGTAGGCCAGCGCCTCCAGACGATGCTGAAGGATGTCAGCCTCGACCTCATAGATATCGGCCTGCGCTCTGCAGCTGCCGCAGTAATCACCCCCGGCGTGGACGTTATGCGGCTGCACGTCTGGGCTATCCGACCGGAGACCCGTGAAGGGAGGGAGTTCTCGATCAGGTTCGGCGCTGACGTGCAGTCGGTGGTCGATTCCTCCATCATCGCCCCCCTCTGCGACAGCATCGTCAAGACGTGCGTGGAGTACTTCTACCCGGATAGCAAGAAACCCATTGCGTCCGCGTAGTCAATCCAGTAGAATGAGCAATCATTTTGGTAGGAGGAACCATTGGCAAACGAACTCACGGTTGAGCAGGCTGAAGAACTGAGGGTGAACCTGCTCAATCGTGAGTGGCGTCTCTCAAACTTGTACTACATTAAGGATAAACACGGCAAGAAGGTCAAATTCCAGATGAAACCTGTCCAGAGATACCTTCTTGACAATTTCTGGTACTTCGATCTGGTTCTTAAGTCCCGGCAGCATGGAATAACTACTTTCATGTGTATCGTTTTCCTTGACGAGTGCCTTTTTACTCCTCATCTCAAGGCTGGTATCGTTGCTCAGACCGAAGACGATGCAAAAGAGATTTTTGCCACGAAGATCAAGTTCGCTTACGAGGAGCTCGACCCTCTCATCAAGGCGAAACTCGCCAGCGCCGTTAACAGGAAGGATAAGCTGGAGTTCAGCAACGGATCCAGTCTGTTCTGCGACTGTTCCCTCCGTGGTGGCACTGTCCAGCGCCTTCATATATCAGAATTTGGCCCAATGTGCGCCAATGCCCCGGATCGGGCAGCAGAAGTCATCGCTGGTGCCTTAAATACGGTCCATCCGGGCAATATCATCTCTATTGAGTCCACGGGAGAGGGTGAGGACGGAGAATTCCACCGTTTGTGGCAAATCGCCTCAAATGATGCCCTTGCAGGCAAGAAATTGGGCAAATTGGAGTTCAAATACTTCTTTTTCGGCTGGTATTGCGACTCAGACAACGTACTTCCTGCCGGTTCAATGATCATTACGGCTGAAATGCAGGACTATTTCGACAAGATTCAGCCCGAAGTCAAGCGGCTTTCCGACTTGGGAATCATCATGCCGATGCCCGACGGGTTGCTAACTGACTCTCAAAAGGCGTGGTACATCGCCAAATCGATCCAGCAGGGCGATAAAATGCATTCCCAGCACCCAAGTATACCTGAAGAGTCTTTTCGCTCTACAGCCGAAGGTGCGTACTACAGGAAGCAGTTCGCGTTTCTGTACGAAAACAAGCGAATCTGCCGCGTTCCCTATGTGCCGGGAGTCCCAGTCAACACCGCATGGGACTTGGGCGCTGACGACTACACTGCCGTCACCTTCCACCAGAAGATCGGGCCAGAACACCGCATCTGCGGATACTACGAGAACTACAGCGAGGACTTGACCCACTACGTCCGGTACATGCAGGACAAGGGCTGGGTCTGGGGGACGCACTACCTCCCCCATGACGCCGCAGCAAAGCGCCTGAGTCTGGACAACTCGTCTATCGAGGATCAACTGCAGACCTTGGGCCTGCGGAACACTGAGGTGGTCCCGAAGACTGCCGACGTGACAGCCTCGATCCAGACCACCCGCGACTTCCTCATTACCTGCTGGATCGATGAGGTCAACTGCTCGGTGGCGATCTCGCACTGGCAGGCGTACCGCAAGAAGAAGGACAAGCAGGGGCGCTGGCTGAAGACGCCCCTGCATGATGAGCATTCGGATGGTTCAGACTCACTACGAACCCTCGCCTGCGGACTGACCTCTGGGTCGGGTGCTGGCAAGGGTGGGAAGTTCCTCAAGGCACGCAAGAAGCCGAATTTGCGTGCATTCAGATCATCTTAAAGGAGACGTATGAACTTCGGAGAAGCACTGAGGCTGCTCAAGCTGGGCAAGAAAATGGCGCGATCTGGTTGGAACGGTCGGGGGATGTTTATCTATCTCGTCCCGGCTAACGCCTACCCCGCATCGACTCCCATCGCAAAGAGCCATTTCGGGGGCGAGTTGGTGCCTTGTAATGCATATCTGGCGATCAAGAACGTCGATGAGACGGTCAGCACTTGGGTTCCCAGCATCAACGATGTCCTGTCCGAAGATTGGGTCATGGCGTGACCCGCGAGATCATGGTCCACGCGATCCACACCGCAGACAAGCGGGACTTGCTGCGGAAACACACCCCCTCGCTGGAGCATATCCGCACCCAACTCGCACGGTCAGTATCGGAGCGGGTGATGCTGCACCCGGATGTCTTTACCGAGTCAGACTGGAGTGCGGACGGGAAGAAAACCTACTGCGCTACATGCATCGTTCTCACCCCTCGCGGATTTGACGATCTGGTAGAAAAGATCAGCCGCGACATCGAGCGCGGGATCAGACCAATGTACGGCGGCGTATACACACCGTAAAAAGGAGAAGAAATTGGCAAGTTTAAATAAGGTCATGATCATAGGAAATCTGGGCAAAGACCCGGAGGTTCGCTACACTGCTGGCGGGGTCGCGGTCGCATCGTTCTCTGTCGCTACGTCCGAGAAGTTCAAGGCCAAGTCGGGCGAGTGGGAAGAGAAGACCGAATGGCACAACGTGACCCTCTGGGCGCGGCTGGCCGAGATCGCCGGGGAGTACCTGTCGAAGGGCAAGACCGTCTACATCGAAGGTCGTCTCCAGACCCGGAAGTGGACCGACAAGGAAGGCAAGGACCGCTACACGACCGAGATCGTTGGCGAGAAGATGCAAATGCTTTCCGGTAAGGGCGAGGGTGCTGGTGGCGGCAGACCGGAGCAGCGTGAGCGCAGTCAGGCCGCGCAGGGCAGCAGTCAGCAGGGTAACAGCTACGAGGAACCCGTATTCAACCCGGACGATGAAATTCCCTTCTGATTCTAGGTAGTTACGAGGTTTCTTTGAAGAAATGCTTTAAGTGTGGAACGACTAAACCTGTGAGCGACTTCTATAAGCACCCCCAGACGGCTGACGGTCGGCTGGGAAAGTGTAAGGAGGCACGACAAGGTTGCATACGCCATCGTCGCGCCCGTTTAATCCATCAAGTAGAATGATTGTTCTTGACAAAAGAACGAGAACATGAGATCAATGCCGCTATGCTCACTCCCGGTTGGAAGAAAACATTGACTGACACCGTCCGCGACCTGAAAGTGGTTTCGCCGGAATTCACTGGCAAGCTGGTGATCAACGTCAACAACGGTGCGATCTGCGACGTAGAGAGGCAGGAGAAGCTGAAGTAGATATTCCGGGGTAGCTCAGTGGTAGAGCGTTCCCCTGTTAAGGGAATGGTCGTAGGTTCGATACCTACCCCCGGAGCCAAAATTAAATATAACACCCCGGTTAAATTCTTCCTCGTAAGAGGTTACTGAACCCCGGATTGATAGTTCCTTCACAGGCTATTGATCCGGGTTTTTTTGTTTCAAGGGACGGTCAATGGCGTACACCAGCGGATTAGGCTCGGTCCAGTTCCTGAGTAACGAGGAACTCGACGCACAGGAAGATGCGGCCAAGATGGCAGAGCGTGAACTGGTCGTAGTTGCGTCCACGCTTGCCATGTTCGTCCGTGACTTCTTCAGCACCGCCAAGACCGCCAAGCTCACCATCGATCAGGAATACCTGCGCCTCACTCGTCAGTCCCTTGGCGAGTACGAGCCTGAGATGCTGGCCGCGCTCAGAGACGCCGGTATGCCCGAAGACTTCATTCGCCTCGTCAGCCGCAAAGAGCGCGATGTCGAAGGGTGGTTGTGGGACGTGTTCAACTCGATGGGCGACAGGTCGTGGGATATCACCCCTGACGCTGATCCGGTTCTCCCCCCGTCCATTGAGGCGTTCATCAACGGGAAGGTGCAGGACAGTATCATGGATCACCCCGAAGTTCAGGCGATCCTGATGCAGGCCCAGCAGACAGGGCAGGCACCCGACCGTAGGAAGATCGCATCCATTGCACGGCAGGAAGCCGCCACCCTCTCCGACGAGGCGGTAGCTGACGCCCGTCAGTACGGCGAGGAGAGATGCACCGCGATGGAGAAGGTCATACAGGACCAGCTTGATGCTGGTGGCTACTACGACGCCCTCAAGGCGTGCATCAATGACCTGTCGCGCCAGCAGGCTTGCATCATGAAGGGTCCGATCCTCAAGCGCAAGAAGATGCTGGGCGAATGGAAGCAGGTTGGCAACAGGTGGAAACCCGTTGTCGAGTCCCAGATCATTCCGTGCTTTGAGCGGGTTTCCCCTGCTGATTGGTATCCGGTCGCCAACAGCAACTCCATCCACGACGGGTCCGCTGTCGAGCTTGAGCATTTCAATGATCCGGCAGACCTCTCCAAGCTGATCGGAGTCCCCGGATACCGGGATGACGTGATCAAGTTGATCCTTGCGACCTATGCCAATGGGCATAAGGAGTCCACCCCCATCGCCCCGGAGAGGTTCCTGCTGGAGAAGCAGAACACGACCGGCATGTACTCCGACAAGGGTCTCGACTCCCTCAACTTCTGGGGCGAGATCTCTGGCAAGTTGCTGAAGGATTGGGGCATTGAAGAGGCGGTAGACGAGGCCGAATTCTACTTCTGCAACGTGAAGATGATCGGCAGCTTCGTGTATCGGGCGATCATCAACCCGGATCCGCTCGGCAGGAAACCGTACCACGGCACCAGCTTCATCAAGAGCAACGACTCCCAGTGGGGAACCGCTCCGGGGCAACTCTGCTACGACATTCAGGGCTTTTGCAACAACGTGGTCCGCAACCTGTCCCGCAACATCAGCGAGTCGGCTGGGCCGATGGCAGAGGTTAACGAGGACCGACTGGCAGAGGGTGAGTCTCCCGACAGGTGGCCCGGAAAGACGTTTGTCACCACGAACAAGGGGATGCAGTCGGGCGATGTCGTAAAGTACTTTCAGGCGCAGTTGATGGCGACAGAACTCTGGACTCTGTTCCAGAACGCCAAGCTGGAACTGGACTCCATCGTCATCCCGTCCTTTGGGCAGGGGTCTTCGTTGACGAAAGGTGGCGGCAGGACTGCTTCAGGTCTGGCGATGATTGCCAACGCCGAGTCCCGCAACCTGAAAGTGTCAGTCTGGAACGTAGACAACGACATTCAGATACCGTGCATCGAGCGACTGTTCGTCCACAACATGCTCTACTCGGACGATGACAACATCAAGGGTGCGCTGAAAGTCAAAGCCCGTGGAGTAGCTGCCCAGCTAGTCAAGGAAAACATGAGCGTCAGGCAGGGCGAGTTCATGACTCGCATCATGAACCCCCTGCTCGCGCCTGTCGTAGGTACCAAGGGTCTGGCCTACCTCGTCCGCAAGGATGCGGAGAACTTGGGACTCGACCCGAATCAGGTCGTCCCCAACTACGCCCAGATAGAGTCGTCAGCCCCGGCGTCAGCACCCCCGAATCCCGTCGCGCAACAGGACGCTGCACAGGCTGGCGGGGCGCAGGCAGCGCAACTACCGGGACCGGCAGAGACTGACGTTGCAGGCACGCCCATGGCGCAGAATAACGGTGACCGCACCGCAGGGTAGAAGGGACGCTTATGCAGAGAGTCGATGAGAAATTGGCGAACGCGCTGATCAGGCTGGGGAACGACCCGGACTTCGTCCATGTCCACCAGTGGCTGACAGGTAACTACCGCTGCCAGTTGGTGGAGAACGTCGATCTGACGGGCGAAGCTGGAGTGAGAGGGCAGGGCGCGGCCAAGGTGCTGCAGGAGATTACAGACATTTTCGACAACCCCCGCGAGTTGGCTGAGAAGTTGAAGCAGGGAGCCGCGAGGGCAGCAAGTAAGAAGGTAGGCAGGTAGGCAGTAACAGGGACACCGGAGACGGACCCTATCCCAGCAGGCGGCGACCGTGAAGACGAGCCAGAGGAGCAGCATGAACGCACGAATGAGATTGATGAGAGAAAGGGCAGATGAGTCGGCTCAGTTACTGGCAGATGCGTTTGTAGATCCCGCAACCAAGCCCGAAGTGGCTGGTCTCCCGGCGGCTGCAGTCGTGCCTGAACAGGTAGCTGACGTGATCCCCGTCCCCGCAGCAGCACCGATTGCTGACCCCGCAGTCGCGGGTCTGCAGGCTGAAATCGCACGACTGAACGCCCGTCTCAACGACGAGAATAACCCTACCGACAGAGCGAGATACTCGTCTCTGCAGGGGATGTTCAACGTGATGAGAACCGAGATGGACGCTCTGAAGGCGGCAGCACTGGTCCCGGCAGCGGCGATTATCCCCGACACCACCGAGTACGACACTCTGGTGAAGGAGCAGGGCGAAACCACTGCGAATCTCCTCAGACCGTATCTGGTGAAGATCGCAGAAATGGAAGCGACCCTCGCTGGCGTCACCGGAGAAATGAAGACCACCAAGGAGCAGACGGGCAGGGTGGCACAGGTGCAGGCCCAGACCGCCGACGAGCAGTTCTTTACCGCTCTGGAGACGGCGTCCCCCGGCTGGAAAAAGACCAACGGGTGGGCAGCGGAAGGGGTCGTACAGGATCCGCGCTTCGATGCCTTCATCAGGTCGAACATCCCCGGCACGCTGATACCCTACCAGACCGCCATGAACGAGGCATACGGCAAGCGCAACGCTGCCAGTGTGGCTGACATCTTCACGACCTTCCAGAAGTCTCTGGGGGTCATCCCTGCGGTCCCGGCAGTCCCGGCGGCGAAGACGGCGCAGGAGGAACTCGCCAGATTAGTTGAAGCGGACAAGGTCGGGAAGGGTGCAGCAGTCCCGGCGGCTGGTGCCACTGAGATCATCCCTCACGCCGAGTACGACGCATTCGTCAACAGCATCAAGCGCGGAACATTTACGGGGACTCGCGATGAGCGTACAGCCCTGCAGAATCGATTCGATACAGCATTGAGCGAGAACCGGATCAGGTAATTGATCACCAACTAGCAAGTCCGTTGCGGGAGAACACCCGCCACAAAGGATGCCAAGATGAAAACTTTCTGCCACAAACTACTCATGCTCCTGACGGTGATCGTACAGGCACCTATCCTCGCCATGATGGGGATCGTCCCCGGCGCTCCGGGTGCCATCGACTACAGTCAGGCGGGTCTGGACAAGCGCATTCCGTGGGCTTTCTCCAACAAGACCATCCTGAAGTTCTACGATGCCTGCGTGGTTGCCAGCATCACCAACACCGACTATCAGGGCGAAATCTCTGGTCTGGGTTCCAAGGTCATCATCAACACGACCCCGGACACCAAAATCAGTAAGTACTACAAGGGCAAGCTGATCAACTGGCAGGATCTGTCCAGCCCTTCCGTGGAGCTTGAGATCAACCGCGCCATCGACTTCGCGTTCAAGATGGACAAGGTGGACCTGAAGCAGTTTCAGGACAAAGCGTTCCTCGACAAGCAGGCTGCAGACGCCGCCAAACAGCAGAAGATCTACATTGACGGCGAGTTCCTCGGTTCCGTGTTCGTGGACGCCGCCGCAGCCAACAAGGGTGCCTCTGCTGGCAAGAAGACCGGCATCACCGCCACCGGCAGCGCGAACAGCGGCTACAACCTCGGCGCAACCGGCGCCCCCGTCGCGGTTACCAAGACCAACATCATCGACAAGGTGCTTGAACTCTCCGGTATCGGTGAAGAGCAGTCGTGGGACGAGGACGGTCGCTGGCTGGTCATGCCGAGCCACTTCACGGTCATGCTGCAGCAGTCCGACCTGAAGGATACCTCGATGACCGGCAGCGAGTCCACCCTCCCCAACGGGCGTCTGGGCAAGCTCGGCAAGTTCACCCTGTACTCCTCCAACCTCCTGACCGGGGTCTCGGATGCAGGCCAGAACTGCTACAACATCATGTTCGGCCACAAGAGCGCGATCTCCTTCGCCTCCCAGCTTGAAGAAGTCGAGTACTTCGACAAGCTTGAAACCACTTTCGGCAAGGGCATGAAAGGTCTGCAGGTATACGACTGGAAATGCACCAAACCGGAGTCCCTCGGCGTCTGGTACGCCTACAAGGCACAGTAATATAACGGGGGCGGCTACGGTCGCCCCCATAACCTTCCTCTGGAGGAATTAACATGATTGTCGATCAGACTGGCGGTGCAGCCGCCTGCTTCCCCTACAACGGCAAAGACAAGCACTTTGTCACCCGCCCCATCACCGTCACCCTCACCCCTGACCGCGTCACTGGGGATGTCATCAAGGCTATTCCTGTGAAGAAGGGCTGGCTGGTTAAGGGCGTCATCTCCAAGACCGTGCAGGCTGCGGCTGGTGCAGCCGTCGTCACCCTTAACGCTGGCGTTACCGGCGGCGACGTGGACGGGTTCGATGTCCTCGACGGTCTGTCCGTTGCAGGCACCGTCAAGCAGTCCATCCCGGCAGACGGCTACCCCGCTCTCGGCGGGTTCATGGTTACCGCAGACGGCACCATCGACATCCTCTGCGCCACCATTACCGGCGTGATCACCACCCCGGCGATCTTCACCGTGCAGGCCGAAGTACTGGTCACCGACTAAAAAGGAGTTCCATCATGGCACATCGTATGGGTCAGGCCACCATCGACGAACTTACGCTGGCGGGTCAGAAGAATGCGGACGGAGTCAAAGTTCTCATTCTCGATGAACTGGGCAAGGTTCTCGATGCCACTGGCACCATCGCTGCTCCGGTCTCCAAGCCGGGGTATGCGGTCGGGTGCTTCTACCGGGGTTCCGGGGTTCTCTACATCAACAAAGGCACCACCCTGCTCTGCAACTTCACGGCAGTGACGGTAGCCTAATCGTAACGGATGGCGGGGGCAACCCCGCCTTCTTTCAAGGAGCGCCAGATGGGAAGAAATATCCAGCAGAGACTGTACAATGACCCGCCCCCGCAGACGGTACTTTCCGGGGCGGTGAGCGCCTCGCTGAAGTTTGCCGAGATTTTCATTCAGGCGACAGCGGACTGCTTTTACTGCATCAGCCCCACGGGCGCAGGAACGGACGGTAATCCTGTCGGCCCGACCAACGGTCACTTCATGCCTGCGGGAGGGTCTGCAGCCTTTTCTGGGCTGAATTCCGCGCATAAGCTTGGCGTATCAGGCGGCACGATGTACATCTCGGCGTGGGGGTAATATGGGATTCGGACTTGCAAGCTTCGGTCTCGGAGGCGGGGCGGGGCTGTCGTCCGGGTTACCCGCCTCCCCCATCACCGACCTGTTCAACGGCTTCGATGCTCGTGGCACGTTCGTCGGCGGTCCTACCCAGGCACTCGACAACCTCGGCGTGCTCCAGACCTCCCCTGCTGGTGTGCTGCCATTGCAGGGTGGAAGGTTGAGCTATTCCCTGGCCGAGGGTGCTACGCTTGGTCCTGAACTGGTGGTTAATGGTGGGTTTGATACATCACTCGCAGGGTGGGTAATCTCAAACTCTTCTGCACAAACTGTTGAGTGGGTAGCAGGCAAATTGCACATTGTATCAAATGGTGCAGCAACTGATATAGATCAATCCATTGTAGGTATTGGCAAGACATATCAGGTAGGAGTCACTGGTTGGAACAATGTTTCTGGTGTTGGTAAAATCCAGCTAGGTGCTGCTGGCACATCATATAACCCCCCCAATGGTGATTCTGTCTCTGTACACACTAACACTGGCTCATCTCCAATTTTTTATGTGGCGAGGGAAGCAGCTTGTGAGTTCTATGTGGATGGCATCTCAGTCAAAGAAGTCATCCCCATCTGGCTTCCTACAGCTGCCAATGGCTCCCCCCTCTGGCCCTCACAATCAATCAGAACCCGCAAGGGAAATGTGCAGAAGTACCCAAGTGAAGCTTCTGCCACCAACCTGTTCCTCAAAAGTAGTCTCTTTGGTGATGCTGTTGGGTGGATCAGAACACGGGCTGTGATTACCCCGGCAGCAGCCATTGCCCCAGATGGCACCCTTACAGCCCAGAAGATCACCAGTGATGGCACAGGTTCCGGGTATGCCTACCAGTCCATCCCCTTTACTGCTGGGCAAGCATATACCTTGTCTGTGTATGTCAAACCAATAAGCACACCCTACGTGAATCTGACCTCCTTCACACAATCAGGGCTTGCTTCATTTACCCTCACAGGGGCAGGGACCATTGGAGCACTGTCAGGGATAGCTACAGGGTCCACATTGATAGCACTCCCTAATGGGTGGTACAGGTGTACTGCCACATTTGTAGCAAATGCCACAGCATCCAATAACATCGGTGCTCCAGTTGGTACTTACAATGGTGATATGTTCTACGTCTGGGGCGCACAGTTGGAAACTGGGGTTTTTGCATCCTCCTATATTCCGACTGACACAGTAGCAGTCACCAGACCGGCATCCATCCTTGGCTATCTGAATGAACCGGCGAGGACGAACATCTTATGGAACTCTGCTAGTGGGATGGGTGACACTTTCGCTGTATCAGCACAGACGTACACCCTAAGCATGATTGGCAGCGGTTCAATAACACTCTCTGGTGTGGCAGTAGGAGTTGCTACAGCTTCGGCACCACTTACATTCACACCGCCAGCCGGTACGCTTACACTGACTCCCGCAGGGTCGGTGCTGCACAAGCAGTTGGAGGTCGGAGCATTCAAAACTTCTCCAATCGTCACCCTTGCGGCACCCGCCACCCGCCCTGCCAGCAACTACACCCGCCTGACAGCAGGGGGGTTGCGGGGGAATGACTTTGGGGTATGGGGAAGGGTAATTCCGAGCGCCGGGGGGCAAGGCCCAGTATATGTGTTTGGTGCCGCCGTGGACGGGGCTAATACATCAGGTATCGCTGTAACTGCCACCCAAATTACATTTAACAAGTACATCTCTGGTGTTAATCAAGGGGGTGCGGCTGTTATGTACAGCCACACAACTATACCCTTTGAATATTTATTTTATCAGTCCTCTGTGTACGGCTGGGGTCTGAAGATAAAGCAGGATGGTGGTGCATGGGTGCCTTGGCAGGTAAAAAGTGATGATAGCGGGAAACTCCCCCTACCATTACCAAGTATGTTTCAGATCGGTGGTCGTGGTGGGATACTTCAGATGTCAGGCAATTTCCCATTCACCCTGATCCTTCAGTCAATGGACCCAAAAGCCGAACTTGAGAAACTGGCAGCGAAGTACCCGTGAGGCTCGGCACTGGCACAGGGAAGGGCATGCCAAACCTGACACTGAGCATGTTGCTGATGCTCGGACGGTGCAGCAAATGCCAGTTTGAGGTGTGCCAAGTCCCTTGCCCTTATCCCGGCAGGGAAGCGGCGAGCAGGGCATGCAGGGAGTGCCGAGCGGTAACGGGCGAATGTCCGAATGCAGGATGCAAGATGGCAATCATTCATTCGGAATGAATTTGCATTGCGATTGTCAAGGGAAAAGTGTATAACGGAATTTGTTTCCGCACACCACTCGTAGCAAGGGAGAATTATATGAACGTGAAATACCTCAAGAAAAAGGGCGATCCAGACAGTATCTACCACGTCCACACCGAAGGTCTGGCCGAGCGTGCCGACATGGAACCGTTCGTACCGGCATCAGAGAAGGTGGAAAGCGTCCTGCTCCAGAATGCTGACGCCCCGGTCGAGTCTGGTCGTCTGGCTGCGATCAAGAATGCCATCTCCCTGATCCCCGTCGAGAACTACGGCAAAGCTGCCGGTGGTCGTCCCTCTATGCCGAGAGTCGCTGACGTGTCCGAGATCATGAAGTCCAAGGTCAGCGTTGACGAGATCGTTGCCGCCATGACCGCCACCGAAGAGGTCTAATCATGAACGCAGCGGAACTGCTGGAAGCGGTCAGAGCAAGGCTTGACGACTCGATAGGTGGTCCCACGGATAAGCTCTGGAGCGACACCGAAATCATCCGCGACTACGCCAACCCCGTGCGTAACCGGATGTTCCTCGCCTGCCGCAGGATGATCACCGACTCGTCAACTGCCTCCGACCTCTCGACAGTTCCGCTGCCTCTGTGCGGCATAGTCCTTAAAGCGGGGGTTGCCAGTTACGACCTTTCCCCCCGGATCATCCGCATCACCCGGATGAAGCTGGTCTCGCAGCGGGATCCACTGGTCGAGATCTCCGCTACCGACCTCGACGCGAGATACCCCGGCTGGGAGGAGTACCCGCCGGGAAAACCTTGGGGGTTCTGCCTCGACCTCGATACCGACGCGGTGACCTTCATTCCTGCCCCGCTTGCCGACGATGCCGCCCGACTGAGCGTCTTCAGGCATCCTCTCAAGCCGATTGCGCTGCCTGCGGTTGGCGACGTGTCCGCGCAGCCCGATCTGGGATTCCGAGAGGAGTATCATGCCGACCTGATCCCCGGCATCCTTGAGATGGCGTTCAGCAAAAAGGACAGTCAGACCGACTCCCCGGCGCTGTCTGCACTGGAGGGCAAGCGGTTCGCAGCGAGGGTCGAGGACATCAGGCTGGAACTCCAGAAGCGCACGGCAACCACCCACACCAATAAGCCGCGCAAGGCGTTCAGTAACCGATAACCGGGGAAACCATGTCCACTACCAAGAATGCAGTCCTATTCAGGAAGTGTCTCGGACTCAACGATCTACGCTCCATGGAGACGCAGATCATGAAAGTCGATGGGCGCGATCCCGAAGCTGGGTCCGTTGAGCTGATCGGCTGCATGAACCTCACCACAACGGCTGACGGTCGGCTAGAGAAGATCGCAGCGTACGTCCCGGCGCTGACCCACACGTCCCCCATTACCGGCATCTCGGCTGGTGGCCGGTTTCTGTTTCAGGACGGAGTCGATACGCGGGAGTGGCTGGGCGGCACCACGGTCATCAACCGACTCCCCCTCACGGATGGCCCAGTGGCGCATACCCCCATCGACTGCCGCGTGTCCGGTGTAACTACGGTCTACAAGAGCGCCAACGGTTCCCCTGTGATGCAACAGGCAACGGTTGGCGTCAACTCGACCCCCTCTAAGCGGGTTCTGGCGGCACAACCGGCGTTCGACCATGCCTTCGTCTACAATGCCAAGCTCTACGCGGTGAACCATGCCGATCCCCGGTTCCTCCAGTACTCCGAAGACAACGGGTACGACCTGTGGAGCTACGGTGACGGCTTTATTGGTCATGCTGACCCTATCCTTCAGGCTGGGTCCATCGGCACGGTAGGGAAAGCGCCGATGATGTCTTCTGGCTGCATACTGCTCACCCATCACAATGGGGTTACCGTCCACATCGGTTCTGGTCCCGGCGACTTCGTCAAGAAGTTTTACCCCTGCAAAGTCATAGACGGCACGCTCTACTCCGGATATGTCAGCAAGGCGATCAGCTTCGGGCATGTTTTCCTGTGTGCCGATGGCGTTTACATGGTGACGCCTGACGGGACAATGTCAAACCTCACCCCGAATACTGCAAACTATCTCGGCCTGCTGAACGCGTCCTACGCCTGTGCGACCGTACACGATGGAAAGTACCTCGCTTTCGGGACCACCCTTTGCGTCGAGTACGATTTCAGGACCAAGGGATGGCTAAAAAGGGCAAGTTTCGGGGTTAAGGCGGCAACCGTATGGCACGGGCAGAACTACTACGCTACGGGGTCTACAGTGTCGTCTCTCGGTACGGAGGTTGACAACACCGGCAACTTCGGAGTCAGCCTGACTCTTCCCTTCTCAGACATGGGCGCTCCCGGTATCAAGTCGGTCACAGAACTCTACTTTTCGGGAGAGATCGCCGTCGGTGCGACCATCACCGCCACGGACAACACGGGGCGCTTCTGGTCGTTGGCGGTCCCAGCCCTTGGCAAGGTTACCAACCGGCGCATCAAGACTCCCCACGGGAAACTGGGGAACCACATCTCCATCAAGATCGACTGCCCTGCTGGTGCCTTCCGGATAGAAGAACTCCGAGGAGTCTTCGCTGCATCCGACGTGAGCGGCTGATGGACGCTCCTTCATTCCCGGTGCTGCGGCAGGCTGATGCCGACAACGGTGCTTACCGGGGCATCGCTATGGCGCAGATGCGGATCCTCGCTGCCTACATGAAGCTGGCTCGG